TAAACTTGAAGAAATCTGGAAGTCACAATATTCTCTCAAGGAACTTGTTGCTTCTGATAAATTCAAGAGTTATGATGATCTAAAGAAGAGGCTAAATGATGTCCTTGAGTTGGATTCAAAGCCAGTTTCAAAGCCATCAGTACCTGCACCTAAGAAAGAAGATCCATTTGCATCAGCATCCAAACGTCAATCTGTCCAAGATGATGATGTGGATGATGAGGATCTAGCCGCTTTCAAAGCACTAGCGGAATAGACAAGAAAGAGGGGATTAAGTTCCCCTCTTTTTTTTTATCCAGTGAGTGTATTAAATCCTGTATTCATTCTATTGATACCATTAGAATAATTATCTGAAATATAATCTTTGAATCCTGCATAAGCAAAGGCTTTAGCATTTGATGCAGTGTCAATTTTACTTGCTGGTTCCATATATTGTTCATATATTTTATTAGTATCATTATTAATATTTGATGGAGGCAATTGAGTAGCACCAGAAGTCATACCAGCCATATTTTGTGGTTGTTGCATTGGTTGTTCTGGTTGATTCATCATATTCTGTGGATTATTTTGTTGTTCCGCTCTAACATCTCTGATTCTTGGTTCTGGAACAACTTCTGGTTTATTAGTACCAAAAGATGGTGCTTTAATCATTTCTCCAGGGCTAACATCAGCTAAAACTTTTCCTTTACTTACTAATTGAATAGGTTCTCTGCCAGTAGGAGGCAACCGTCCAGTATCACCATAAGCCATTTGTTCTGGTTCTCGAGTATCCGCAGGAGGAGGAGATGCTGCCGGTGCTTCTACTGCCTCTGGTGTTTCTGGTATTTGAGTCATTTCTTTAGTATTTCCCATAATACCTACTAGTACTGGTGGTTTTGTTGGATTTGATTCTTGAGATTTTAACCCAGATATTCCTGCTCCTTGATTTGCTTGTGGAGGTGCAACATAGGGAGTTTGTGCTTCCGTAGCATTTGTATTATATTGTTCTGAAGAAACAGGAGATGCTGTTGGTGCTTGAACAGTAGATTGTGCTTGTGTTTGTTGTGCTTTAATTTCTTCGCCTCTTTTGATGATATCTTCAAAGGCACCCCTAAGTGGAACAGATAGTGGAGAACCTTCAGGTGTTTTCCCTTTATCTAATGTTGCTCTATTACCATGTGTTTGCAGTTCACCATGACCGTAAGTATTTCTTATAGCATCCTTTGATATCTGTCCAGCAGCATACATTTTCGCAAGATGTTCTTTTGCTGCTGCTATTTTGGCAGGTGTTACTTCACCAACTGTAACTAATCCATATGATGTCGCATTAAGTGGACCTGCTTGCCAAGGCCTTGTTGTATGGGGTCTTATTTCGTGTAATTCTGCTTTCTCTGTATATGCTTGTTTTTGTGCAGAGTTTAATGCTGCATATTGTTTTTCAGTAATTTTATTACCATCTTTATCAACATATGAAGATGCTATAGCAGTATGATAACCATAAGCTGTGGCACGACCTACTCCTGCAGTATCATATTTTCCACCTTTTATTTTCTCTAATTCTTTAGTATCTCCGCTATATCCTGAAATATGAGTTAATACTCTCTCAAATGGTTTTACACCTTTATCTGCAGGTAATTGATTAGGATTAGGTATCAATTCTGGATCAAATTTTGGAACTTCTCCTGGCGGTGCAGTTACTACTTTTGCCACAACACTAGCAGTTGCTTCAGGATTCTGTTCAAAGAATTTAGGATTCTTGGCATAATATTCATTATAATATTTTAAAACATCCACACCTACGGCATGAGCATCTAGAAATTCTTTCTTTGCATCTGGATTTTTTTCTAAATAATCACGAAGAGATTTTGGCCATGAATCATAATCTGATGGAATTTTATCATGTTGTCTATTTTGTTGTCCTGGATTATCAACACCAGCAGTGGCAGCAGTTCCTAATTGTATTCCTAAATCTTGTAAATATTTTCTTGTTACTCCTCCTTGATCCATATTTTTTGCATATTCTTCAGTAACTCTTGAATATTCTTCAGGTTTAACTCTATGTAAAGTGTGGCCATAGTATCCATTTGTTAGAATATTTTTTTGTTTAAAATCTGAAGTCCACTGTTTGCCATTCCAAACTTGTATATGACCATTTCCGGAACCACCTTGAGCAGCAATTACATCGCCTATACGCCATTGACTTGGATCATTCAAATATCCTTCGGGTAAACCTTGTGGTCCAGAATATAATTTTGGAATAAATGGTTTTGCATTACGACCAGCAAATCCTTTGGCATTATCACCAATTCCTCCTTTAGTATAATTTGTTCCAAATATAGCATCAACTACAGCACCTGTACCTCTTCCACAATTACCGTTTGATCCATTAAATGCACCATCTTTACCTAATCTTGAATCAGGTCTCTTTGATATTGCTATTCCATACAAATCTGCTTCACTTGTTGCTTGTCCTTCAATTGCTTTAGCACGAAATCCTGTTGATGCTGAAGATTCTTGTCCAGGTTTTAGTCCAGTCATTGATCCAGATTGTGATGGTATTTGTTGACCTGGTTTTAATGGTTGTGTAGCTCGTTGATCATATTGACCAGGATTTGTTCTTTGTATATTTTCATAATATTTTGCCATATCAGAAATAGAAGTTGATCCTAATGCACGGGCTTGATTTGTTTCTGTTGTTCTATAATTATAGTTACCACTCGCAAATTCTTCTTTCCATTTCTGAGAATTAGGCGCAAATTGCATTCCTTGTAAATAAGCGGCTTGTATATTTGCTGGCATTGATGATAAATTTATTCCATGTTTTTCTAATTGTTGTGAAAATTTATAATGTTGTAACCAATCACCATATGCTCGTATTTGTTCGGCAGGTGATGCATTTTTATATTCATCCCATGTTAATCCACCTAATCTATTATTTTTAGCTTCTCTAAATGTAGCAGGTCCTATTTGAGTTAATCCAGTATAAGATCCTGTTCCTGTTTTAGTGTTCCATCTTGATTCTAAATTTATCATCATAGAAATTGATTCAGGTTTTAAACCGAATCTACTTGCAACTTCATTTAAAGCACTAATTGTTTCTTTATCAGCTCCTTTTGGAATAGTTGATCCGCCGGTTAATCCACTAGGATTGATATTTGTCTTTTGTTGTCTTAATTCTCTCAATCCAGCCAAAAATGAATCTTGTCTAGTTTCTTGCGAAGATTGCGGATTTTGTCTACCAGAAGGAGCAGATGGAACAGGAGTAGCAGTAGTTCCACCACCACCGCCACCAGCACCAGGTAATCCAGCAGCGGCAGCAGAACCACCAGCAGATACTATTTTACCAATATCAGGTAATGCTCTCTGATAATACTTAGGAAATGCTTGTGCTAATTGAGTAGGTGTAATGTCTCTTAATACATCATCAGCAAATCCACTATTCGCTATCTCCAATCTTTGTGATATTGGCATTCTCATCAATTGCTTATAATCTACAGTCAAACTACCTGGATTTATCTTTTTAGCCATTACTTTACCTTCTTATACTCGATTGTGCTTTTCTTTGTGCTGCTTGGTCACGCTTTAAGTCTTCTTGATGTTTAATATACTGATTTAGCATATCTACATATATAAACTTTTCCCAGGGCATCATGTTCTCTATGTCACTCAAATTATACTTGTGATGCTGCATTAGTGAAAAGTTAGTCTTAAAGAAATTCATCAAACTATCATAACCAAGCATTAGACGAAAAAACTTGCAAATTCCTTATACTCTAAACTATGATCAAATCCACACTTACTACATTTTGCTTTTGCTCTAATGATAAATGATGGAAAATTATTTACAAATTCCTCAAGAAGCCTAAATTGTTGCTGTGTTAATCCTTCCACAAACTCAATCAATTCTTCCTTTGTCTTGTCTTTTGTAGTAAAAACTTCGTCACCATTAATTATACTATCAATACTAGCAGCAATGATACGAATCTTCTTATCTAATACTGCATCATCATCAAGTATAGTTTTCATTGTGGTATAATTAGGATATTTCATCATGATCATATATCCTTTACCTATATTGATAGTGGACTTAATGTTTTCATCCTTCACAAGTTCACAATTAGAAATATCAATATGTGCAGGGAATATATAACCACATTTCTTATCTTCATGGATATTGTTACAAGTGAACTTTACTTCTATATGTTCTCCTACTGATTTTGCTCTAAGTGCAATAAACAAATAATCGACATCAAAAAAAGGCAAAGTTTCTATCTTTACATCTGACTCTATAAGACAGTTGTTAATAACTTGCTGAGTTACATTGATGATTTCTTTTTCATCTTGAGACTCTACTGCCATCAAAAGTAGTTTTTCCTCTTTCACTAGAAAAGGCCGAATCTTTACTACTTTTCCATTTGATGGCAGTTTTAATTCATAAATCGGCAGATCAATCTTTGGTAAACTCATATTTTATTCATCCTTACTCAGTTTTTTTATCTAAATTATCTAAAATCGCTAAACAATGGCCTACGATCATCTACATTCCTATCTTCAATTAGTTTATTAGCACCAGGAGGTGGATCATAACGTTTTCTGCTCCAATGTGTGTATGTAAATGATACAGATAATCTTTGGAATTGATCGTCTGCCCATGTCATAGGTTGTGGATTAAGTAAAATTGGATAAGCATTGTGTAAAGTAATACAATATGATGCAATAGGATGATCATCATCTTCGTATTCAGAGAAATCAGCAAATTGATAGATCGTAATCTCTGATTTATAATCATCTCTATAATTGAAGTCAAAAGTGTTAGTTGGATTAATTACAAGCATCCAATCATCAAAGAATTGTCTCTCTATAGATTCCGCTCTACATAAGAAGGTCAATGTCATATCTTCATAAGTTGTCTGAAATGGAAGTTTTTGATTAGGTCCATAATATCTGACATCAAGGCTCATAAATCCTCTACCTGGCATTTCAGCAATCTCACAAAGATATGTAAGATTTCTTGCAAAATCACCATAATTAGAAATATATTCACCCTGAGGAACAATTCTCACAGCAAACTTACATGATTTTATTAAACCACCATAATCATCAGAAACCGCTCTGAAATCGTTCATAGTTAAATATTCAGGTGCATCAGTTATATTAAAAGAGGGCATTGTATTTTTATGTCCTATAAATGAATGATTCTATTGGTAGATTGATTACTTTGTCCCATTCTGTTGCTACTATCTCAATGAATGGACTCCTGACATGAGTAAACAAATATCTCTTGATACATGGATTTGCTAGCCCAGATAATCTCTTGGTGCTTGAAATCAAATCATAGGATATTTGAAGTCTGCTTTTCTCAGTCAGATTCTTAGCAGTAGCAAATTCTTTTAGACGAGTTAGAAATGCTTCACGAAATCCTAGAGATAAGTAATGAGTATTTAATCCAAGAAATCCATCTGAGTATGGTTCTATAGGAAACACAAGAGGATACTTATCCCACATAGGTAGTTTCTTTTTATGTTTGGGATCATATGAAAAAAAGAACATCTTACCGATAGTAGGAGTATTTCTCATTCTATCAGTCTTATTGAAAATGTTGTCTCTATAGCCAGAAGCTGATCTTGCTCTACCTATAAACCAATCCACTGCTTCTTTTTGTTTTTGTGTAGTTGTAGCCATATTATTATTTATACTTTATCCCTAATTCTTTCTCAGTAATCAATTGAAATTTCCATCCTCTATCAGCACAATATTCACTAGCAGATTTCCATTTTGCATCATTGACTGCCCATGTTGTTACTTCTGTGATATACTTCTTAGTTTTTTTCTTTTGAATCTCAGGTTCTTTGGTTTGATACAGTGGCTTTACTTCAATCATAATAGTTTCGATTGATCCATCAGGTTTTCTTACTTTAGCAAGGAAATCTGGAAAGTATCGATGATATCTATTGTCTAGTGGTGATCTATAAGGTATAGCAATTTCTTCGGATGACCACTCGATAACATTAGAGTTTTCATCTAAATATAACATGACCTTTCTTTCCCACAAAGAACGAAAGATTATATTCGTTGGGTCACCTTTATACTTCTTGGGATTTTTTGGACTAAATTTACCTTTGTATGCCATATAAATATATAGCAAACTTATAAGGAATACAGATGCCTAATTCAGTAAATCCGAATTCAACTACAGGCCAAGAACAAGAGAATACTGGCACAGAACCAATTGATCTTGGTCAAAGTAAATATGATTTTAAATATACTGTATTTCCTAGTGATCTTGGTATGGATGATAATGGACATTATATGATTATTAATATCAATGTTCCAAGTAATTCAGATAGAACACAAGCATTAGGCA